ACCTGTCCAGCGAGGTCGAGGACGGCACCGAAATCATCGTGAAGAAGGCGTCCGGCGCGCTGTGCGTCAATGAGCGGCAGGCGTCGTCCTTCAAGCGGTTCAATGTCGAGATGGAGTTCTGTGGCGTGAACCCCTCGCTCCTGGGCATCGTGTCGAACGCGGAGCCTTACGAGGACTACGCGGGGGACATCGCGGGCTTCACGGTCGGGGAGGGCGAACTGGCGAAGTGGTTCGCGCTGGAACTCTGGCTCGGCATGTCCGGCAACGTCTGCGCACCCGGCGCTGAGGAAGCATCGGGCTACATGCTCCTGCCCTTCGTCGTCGGCGGCGTGCTCGGTGACATCGCGATTGACGGTGAGAACGCTGTCACGTTCTCGCTGACAGGCGCAGTCACCCGAGGCGGCAACGGCTGGGGCGTCGGCCCGTACAACGTGGTCATGGACAACACCGTTCCGGCCACGCCGGTCCCTGCGGCGCTCCCGACACCGCTGGACCCGTTCGACCACCTGCTCCTGATCGACACCAGCGTCGCGCCGCCGCCCGAAGCGTGCGACCCGACCGCAGTCACCGGCTCGCCGCTGGCGCTGTCGGCGTCGGCCCGCAAGGCTACGCAGAAGGCATCTGACAAGGCCCTGGCGAACGCCTGATCCAGAGAGGGGGCCGGGGAATGGCTGACCTCCCTGAGATTGGCTACGGAACTGTCACCGGCAGGTTCGTCGCTGGCATCCTCGACACCAACGACCCCGGAGCGGCACCCGACGCGGTGCCCCTCCGGGGAACGGTCGAGTTCTGGCCGACAGCGGACGTGGTGCGGGTGCCGACAGCGGCACCGCCGACGACGCTCCTGCCGCAGATGGTGTGCGCCGAACTGAACTGGCAGGGCGACCTGTACGAGAACGGCACCCCCGGCGTCAACCTGTTCTGCACCGACGACCCGGACGGCAACCCGGTCAACTGGCACTGGCGCGCCGTGTTCAAACTCACCTACCACGGGCGCGCTGTGCCGCGCGATCCGTTCTACTTCGCCCTGCCCTGCGGCTCGACCGTGGACCTGACGCTGGTCGCGCCGGTGGCTGTCGGGGACGACGGCATCATCATCATCCAGGGGCCGCAGGGCGAGCAAGGCCCGCAGGGTGAACCCGGCCAGGGGATCAAGGTGCAGGGCACCATCCCGCTCCCCGGCCCACCGACCTTCCCCGGCACTGACGACGGCGACTTCTGGATCGACCCGGACGGCAACGGCTGGGTGTGGGATGCCGCCGATGGCGTGTGGGTCGCCACTGGTCCGGTGCAGGGGCCTCCGGGTCCGCAGGGGCCTACGGGTATGCAGGGCGAGCAAGGCCCGCAGGGCGACCCGGGGGCAACCGGGCCAGCCGGGGCTGACAGCACCGTGCCGGGGCCTGTGGGTCCGGCAGGGCCTGCCGGGGCCGACAGCACTGTGCCCGGCCCCGAGGGGCCAGCAGGCCCCGCAGGCGCGGACTCCACGGTGCCGGGGCCTGTGGGTCCGGTCGGCCCGCAGGGAGAGCAAGGCATCCAGGGCGTCCAGGGTGCTCCCGGCGCGGATTCGACCGTCCCCGGACCCATCGGCCCGCAGGGTGAGAAGGGCGACCCCGGCGACACCGGCGCAACCGGCCCAGCCGGTGCTGACTCGACGGTTCCCGGTCCCGTAGGGCCACAGGGACCGCAGGGTGAAATCGGCGCAACCGGCCCGGCAGGCGCAGACTCGACCGTGCCCGGGCCAGAGGGTCCAGCGGGGCCGCAGGGAGAGCAAGGCATCCAGGGCGTCGGGGGTCCGGCAGGCCCTCCGGGGCCGCAGGGCGAAGGTCTGGACATCGACGGCACGCTGACGGTGCCCGGCCCGCCGACAGCCCCCGGCACCAGTGAAGGCGAGTTCTGGATCGACTCGGATGGCATGGGCTGGGTCTGGGACGCCGACAGTGCGACGTGGATCGCAGTCCCGCTCGGCAGTAGCGGCGCGGGCCTCAAGACCTACGCCTCGCAGGCGGAACTCGACGCCGTGCGCGAGGCGGAAGTCGGCGTCCTCCACGTGGACAATCTCTCGCTGGCCTGGCCCCCGTTCACGGCGGCGGAACCGACCGTGTTCGCAGGCACCGGCCCCGCCGACATCGTGGTCACGTCCACCCTCTCGGATCACCCGGTCAACAGCGCGCCGCTGAACAACCGCTCGATGCTCCAACAGCACTTCTACATCGGCGACACCGCGACCCCTGGCGTTCTGCACGCCTCTCGCGTGCTGTTCTTCGACCGCACCACCGGCGCTGAACTATTCCGGTACGACTGGACAATCGTGCCCGCGATGCCGGTCGTCTACGCGCCGAACCACGTCCCGATCACGCTGGACACCAACGGCACCTGGGGCACGAAGGTCGCCAGCACGAGTGGTGCGGATAACAACACCCTGATGCTCCGCGACTCCGTAGGGCAGTCCGAGGTCTACGGCACGCCTCTCGGCGGCAACAGCATCGTCAACCGTACATACCTGGAACAGCAGTTCGACGCATTCCCGGCAGGCTCGACCATCCTCACCGGGCACGGCGCGCCCGCCGAGGACTTGGGCGACGCCGAGAACTTCTACATCGACCTGGACACCGGCGCGATCTACGGCCCGAAGCGGCCCGATCTGTACGGCGAGCCAGAACCGATCCTGACCGGCACACCCGAGTCGTTCCCGGTGCCGCTTGCGGGCACCCTGTACGCGGTCAAGTTCACCGCCGACGTGGCCGGGCGCGTGGCGGCGGTTCGGTTCTACATGCCGCCTGGCACTGCCAGCGTCATGCCGTCGTTCTACATCTGGGACGCGGCGGGCACGCAGATCGCCACAGGCTCCATCATCGGCTCCGAGGCGGGCGGGTGGGTCGAGGCCCCGTTCTACAGCGGCGGCTCCATCCTCACCGCTGACGCGGAGTACCGCATCGGCTACGTCGCGTACCCGTCCTCGAAGTACGCCTACTCTGCGGCGGGCGGCTTCCCGCAGTCCAGCGAGCACGTGACCCTGCTCGGCGCGATGACCGATGCCGCCGACCTGAGCGCGCCCGACATCGCGGACCCCGGCAACTTCTGGGTGGAGCCGGTGTTCGAGCCACCCGTGACGACCCTGTGGCCGCTCGCCGTCGCGCCTGCCGAGGGCATCCCGCGCCTCGAACCGTGGTACGAGATTGACAACGCGAACGAGCCGGGCGTCTACAAGGTCCGCGTTCCGAACCTCAAGAACCTGATCGGCAGTGTCGGGGACGCTTGGCCCGACCTCGCGCACACCGGCCCCGCCGATCTGCTGGTCTACGTGTCCTGGAACGACAACACCGACCCGGCCTTCCCAGATCGCCGCAATGTCACACAGCAGTTCTGGGTGCCGGGTGCGCTCACCCCGAGCAAGCAACCCCTGATGATCCAGCGGATGAACTACCTGGACGAAGTGACAGGCAACCGCATCCTGACGATCAACGGCTGGCGGGTGGTGGACACCGGAAGCACCATCAAGGTCTACGCCTCGCTCGTCGCGGCAGAGGGCGACCGCACGCCTGCCATCGGCACTGTCAAGGTTCCCAACATGGCGGCGGCGTTACCGAACCTTGCCGCTATCGGCTCCGGCGTGGAAGGCGCATTCGCAGGCGTCGGCTGGGGCAACCTCGTCATCACGACGACGATCACCGACTCACCCACTGGCACCGACGACGGCACCTACCCCGACAAGTTCGTGCATCAGGAGTTCACTGTCGCGGACCTGTCTGACCCCGCCGCGCCGAAGTCACACCGCATCGGGCGCGACTATCTCTGGAACCAGTCGCAGATCGGCTCCGGCGTGCTGTGGTCGCCCATCCAGGCCCCCGCATCGGGCGGCGGGGGCGGCGGCACGAAGGTCTACGCCGACATGGCCGAACTGGACGCGGTGCGCACCGGCGAGGTCGGCGTGCTTCACGTGGACGACATGGCGCTCGCCTTCCCCGCCCTGGCCGCGCTCAACACCACGTTCGCCGGGCACGGCCCCGGCGACCTTCTGGTCACCACGACGGTCGGTGACTACAGCGGTGATGTCGCGCCGTATGAGTTCTACTCCACCGCCTTGCAGACGTTCGAGATTGCCAACCTGGCGAACGCCTACAGGCCCATGACCATCTGGCGCTCGATCAACTTCGACCGGCCTGGTGGGACACAGCCGGTCAGCATGGGCGCGTGGACCATCGCGGCAGAACCGCCGACCTTCCCCACGAACATGACGCAGGGCGACCTTGTGGTGGCCGCGAACGCCACCCGGTTCAACCGCCTCGTCGCGCCGACGACGGCGGGCCATGTGCTGTTGGCCGACCCGATCCAGTCGAACAAGATGCGCTGGGCCACGCCGATGCCCGTCGCGTACCAGTACGTGTTCGACTGGGGCGGGACGAACATCTTCGTTGACATCAACGTGGTGGGCAACCTGTACCTGCTCAGCCAGCCCGGTCCCATCACTATCGCGGTGCCGTCAACCGGCGTCCCCTCCGGCAAGCAGGTGGACTATGTGCAGATGAACGCGGTCGGCCCAGTGACGTTCGTGGCTGGCGAAGGCGCGGCCCTGCTGGCACCGGGTGGCAAGACGCAACTCGCGGGCCAGTATTCCAAGGCGAAACTGACAAAGGTGACCGGCAACGCCTGGCTCATCGAGGGCGATCTAGTCGTACCCGTACCGTAGGACACAACAGAGGGAGCAGGGAATGTCGTACAAGTCCGTGGCCGATATGGCCGAAAGTTACAGCCTGAACCGTCGCCTCACAGCGGGCGCGGCGAAGGAGTCGATTGACGAGCCGCAGGCGTGGGTGTCGGTCTACCGCTGGGAGATTGCCAGCCAGCCCGGCTGGGATACCGCGTGGGACTCCGCCGTCGCTGGCGAAGTGCCCGACCCCGGCTCAGACGAGGCCGTCATCACCGATGGCATGATCCTCGCGGGTGTGCAGGCGGTGCGCGCCGCGAACCCGGCCCCCACAGCGGACGGTGAGCCGGTTCCTTGAACTGCCGCCGCCCCTGACTGAGAGGATCAGCCCATGAGCCACGCGCCGTGCTACTGGCCGGTGGACTACTCCACCTGCAACGAGTGCGAGGCGCTGACGAGCCTGGACCCGGAGGAGCGGGCCAAGTTCGAGCAGATCGCCTCGGACATGATGTGGGCGTGGTCCGACCGGCTGTTCGGTGTGTGCGAGGTCGTCATCCGGCCCTGCCGGAACGACTGCGGCGGCGTCGGCCACACCCCGACGTTCTGGGGGCGGGGGCCTTACGGCGGCGCGGAGCGGGCATGGACGCCGGTGCTCATCGACGGCGTGATGCACAACATGGGGTGTGGCTGTGCGGGGGCCTGCTCCTGCCCGCAGGAAGGGCCGACATCGCTCAGGCTCCCCGGCCCGGTGCAGGCGGTCACCCGCGTCAGCGTGGACGGTCACGTGGTGCCGCCCACGGCGTACCGCGTGATGTACTCGCGGCTCCTGGTGCGCGTGGACGGCGGCGTCTGGCCGAAGTGCCAAGACCTGCTGGCCGAGGCCGACAAGCCCAACACCTTCGAGGTCGCCTACCGCAAGGGCGTCCCGGTGCCGGTCGGCGGGCAGATGGCGACTGGCGTACTGGCGTGCGAGATGGCGAAGGCGTACTGCGGTGACGAAACCTGCAAACTGCCCCAGCGCATCCAGACGATCACCCGGCAGGGCATGACCATCGGCTTCCAGGACTCCTTCGAGGACTTGAAGCAAGGCGGCACCGGCATCTGGGCCATCGACTCGTGGATCGCCAGCATCACGATGCCCCGGGCGTCGGCGTCCGTGCGTTCGGTGGACATTCCTGTGGCCGGGAGCACGACGCGCTATGGACACTGAACCGCTCGACTTCATCGCCCCGGTGCTCGTCGGCATCGTCAACGAGTCCTTCGCGGCGGTGAACCCGGAGCCGAGCCGCGTCATCCATATCCAGCCCGGCGCTGAGGTCGCCTGGGACGAGTCGTGCGGCGGCGGTCAACTGTGGGGCCGGGTCGTGACGATTGCACCCGCCACCGGCACACAGCCGCGTTCCAGCGCGCCCTGCGGGGTGCTGTACTGGAACGTCGTCATGGCGGTCGGCCTCATCCGGTGCGTCGCGGGCCTCAAGAGCGACGGATCGCCCCCCAGCCCCAGCGAACTGTCGGCGGACGGCTTGCAGATGGTGCGCGACCTACAGGCGATCCAGCAGGTGATCCTCTGCCACCCGCAGGTGTCCGCGATCACAAACTGGCTCCCCTCCGGCCCGCAGGGCGCGTATGCCGGGGGAGAGTGGACGTTCGTGGTGCGCATCGGCGTCTGCCCCTGCGACCGGCCCCACGCCGAGCCGGTGTGACATGCCCTCCAAGATCACCTTCCGCGTCTACCCCTCGGCCTCCACGACCGTCGCTGGCATCGCTGACGAAGCCGCCGCACGTGCCGCCGAGGCCACCCGCCGCAAGGCCCGCGCCAACATCAAGGCGGCAGGCCGCGTTCACACCGGCGCGATGGGCGACAACATGACCGTCCACAAGGTAGACGGCGGCTCGTCGCCGCGCTACAAGGTGACGCCGGGCGGTGACGGCTACGCGAAGTACCAGGAGTTCGGCACCCGGGCGCACGGGCCTGTCCGGGCGAAGCGGCTGGTGTTCCAGATCAGGGGCAAGGGGCCGGTCATCTTCGCCAAGTGGGTGCGCGGTGTCACGCCTGCGCACTTCATGCGGGATGCGGTGCAGGCGGTCAAGGCGAGCGACTACGCACGCTAACCCGGGGTAGGTGATACCTTCGCCTCATGCCCATCATCGACATCGCCTCGACCGACGAACCCATCACGGTCAACCTGATCGGCCACGCCTACGTCGCCCACCCGCCCAAGACCCTGCTCGCGATGAAACTCGCTGAGGGCATGGACGGCTCATCGGACCCGACGTTCATCCTGGGACGCCTGCGCAAGTATCTCGACCTCACCTTCGGCAAGAAGGAAGCGGGCAAGATCATGGACCGCTTGGAGGACCAGGAGGACGAACTTGACGTGCGCCACATCATGCAACTCATGGAGAAGATCACCGAGGTAACGACCGGCACCCCTACTACGTAGTCGCCCGGCTGACCCAGGCGATGATGTCGAACTGGGATGAGTTGGACGGCTACGGAGTCGCGCACAACGTTCCCGCCCTGACCAAACTGCCGCTCGGTCGGGCGATGAACTACGTCTGGTACATGCTTGTCCGTCACGCCGACAGCGCGGAGCGGGCGAAACTGCGGGCGAAACTCTGGCTCCCGCCGAAAGGAACCGAGATTCCCGCCGAGTCGCCGTGGTCGGCTGAGAATGAGATGGGCGCGCTCCGGTCACTCAAGGCCGGTCTGGGCGGAAAGACCGCGAGCGAGTAACCTGAGCGGTGCAGGCCGTGACTGTCTCCCCGCCTGCACTCGTAGCGACATGCTGGCAGTAGGGCCGATGTCATCCCGTAGGGGGGGTGTCGTCCGTGGCCGTGAACAGTGTCGGTGAAGCCGCTGTTGACATCGTCGCGGACGCGAAGAACTTCGAGAAAGACCTGACGAAGCAGGTCGATACCGCCACGAAGGCCGCTGAGCCAGCCGCCGAGAAGGGCGGCACCGGCATCGGCAACGCCCTCGGGCGCGGCCTCATCACCACCGGCAAACTCGTGGGCGCGGGGCTTGCCGCCGCGCTGGGCGCATCGCTCGTCGCGGGGTTCAACCGGCTCAAGGTCATCGACCAGGCCGAAGCGAAGTTGCTGGGCCTGGGCAACAGCGCCGAAGAAGTCGTCGGGATCATGGATCAGGCGCTCAAGTCGGTGGAGGGCACCGCGTTCGGCCTCGGTGATGCCGCCGACCTGGCGGCGCGGTTCATGGCCGCAGGCGTCGAGTCCGGCAAGGACTTGCAGTTGGCCCTCGACGCGACGACGGATGCCGCCGCAGTCACCGGCGTCAGCCTCGCCGAAATGGGCGACATCATGGCGGACCTTGCCGCCGATGGCGACCTGACTGCCGACTCGATCAACCGCCTCGCTGACCGGGGCATCGACGCCCTCGACCAACTCTCCGACGCCTACGGCATCACCCGCGACGAAGCCGAGCGCATGGTCAGCGACGGCGAAATCTCATTCGAGGAGTTCGCCCAGGCGCTCGAAAAGAACATCGGCACTGCGAGCGAGCGTTCGGCTGACACCTTCACCGGCGCAATGAAGAACATCGGTGCCGCAATGGCCCGGTTCGGCGCGACGATTCTCAAGCCGGTATTCGAGGGCATCATTGCCCTGGCCCCTACGGTCATCTCCGCGATCAATGCCTTCGCCAAGGCGTTCGAGAAGATATGGCTGGAAATCGGCCCCGGCGTCCAGCAGGCGTTCGAGAACATAGCGGCGGCGCTCGGCAGGATCGACTGGGCCGCAGTAGGCGACGCCGTGGCGAACATGGCGGCAGTGATCTTGGCGGCGATCCGGGGGGTTCTGCCGGTCATCCGGCAACTGGTGGACATCTTCGGCCCGCCGCTCCAACTGGCTATCAAGGCTGTGACGGCGGCGTTGAACGCGATGCCGTGGGAAACGATCATCGCTGTTATCAACCGCCTCGCGCCGATTGTCCTGGCGGCGGTCGCGGCGTTCAACGGCTTCAAGAAAGTCCAGGGCATCGTCAACGGCGTGAGCAAGGCGTCGAAGTTGCTCGGGTCCGCCGTCATCGGCATGGGTCAGGGGTTCAAGGGCGCGACGGTGCCGATCATTGCGAACACGACCGCAACGAAGGCGAACACCGCCGCCCTGAAAATCCACAACATCGTGAGCAAGACTGCGGCCACCGTGACTAAGGCGTTCGGTGCCGCGATGAAGTTCCTGACCGGCCCCATCGGCCTCATCATCACCGGCATCACCCTCCTGGTCGGCGCGCTGATCTGGTTCTTCACCCAGACCGAGGTCGGCATCCAGATGTGGAGCGCCTTCGTCAACTGGCTCAAGACGACGTGGGAAGCGTTCATGGCGTGGTTCCTGCCGATTCTGCAAGCCTTCGTGGAGTTCTGGACCGCCGTGTGGTCGCAGATCGTGGAGTACGCCACCGCGATCTGGGAGGCGTTCATCGGGTGGTTCCAACCGAAACTCGATGCCTTCCTGGCTGTGTGGACGCAGATATGGGAGGCCGTCAAGTTGATCTTCCAGGTGGTCTGGGACTTCCTGGTCGCCTTCGTCGTGCCGATTGTCGAAGTGATTGTCTCGTTCATAATCAACCGCTTCCAAGCGATGTTCGAGTTCTGGCAGAAGATATGGGACGCGGTGAAGGCGGTTATCGAGGTCGTCTGGAACATCATCACGTCGATCATCGAACTTGCCGTGGCGCTCATCATCGCGATATTCACCGGCGACTTCTCGACCGTCGTGACATAATCAACCGCATCTGGGAGGACGTGAAGGCGGGCACGAAACGCATCTGGGACAACATCATCGAGTGGATCAGGGAGATACCGCAGAAGATCAAGGACATCTTCTCCGGTGCGCGCGACTGGCTCGTGGACGCCGGTGCGAACGTGCTCCGTGGATTCTGGGATGGCCTCAAGTCCATCTGGGGCAACATCGAGTCCTGGTTCAACGACAAGATCGGCGGCTTGAAGTCGTCCGCGCAGGGCCTCCTCGGTGAGCACTCGCCCTCAACGGTGTTCCGCGACATCGGTGAGAACGTCGCGCTCGGCTTCCTGGAAGGCATCGAGGGGTTGTCGAAGGAGGTCGAGGCGTCGGCCAACCTGTTCGCACAGCCTGCGCACGCGCTGACGAGCGGCCCCGGGGCGATTACTGGCAGGGCATCGAGCACGGCGGGGCCGACGACGGTGAGCGGCGCGCAGACGACATTCGCGGAGGGTGCAGTGCAGGTGAACGGCGTCGGTGACCCGTACAAGGCGGCGCTGTTGGCCGTCAATGGAATCGCGGAGAGGGTGGCGCTCTGATGGCATTCGAGGAGTGGCTGGCTCTCGGCGGCAATGAGATTCTGAACAACGCTCGCACGGTCGGCTACGCCCGCACGGCCAACTGCCCGATGTCCTGGTTCAAGTCGCAACCGTGCGACACCCTGCTCGCCGCGACGCTGATCGGTGCGTTCGTCCACGAGGACCGCGACCCCGAGCAGATGGCCGGGGCCGACTACCGCGCGACGGCGATCCAGGGTGCCCCCTGGTACGACCCGGTGCTCCCCGATGTCTCCGCGCGGTTCTACGGCGCGTTCGGCCTCGGCGTGTACGGCATCGAGGACTCCACCCGCGAAGCCAACGTGACGCAGGGCCTCGCGGACGGCGGCGTCATCGGGCGCGTGCGCAAGGCCCCGCGCCAGGTGCGCGTCGTGGCCCTGCTCGCCGGTGAGGGGCAGGACGCGCTGGAATACGGCATGGCCTGGCTGAACGCGGCGCTGGACCCCAACGCCTGCGGCCAGCACGGCGACGCCTGCGGCACGGCTGACCTGGCATTCTTCTCGACCTGCCCGCCCGCCCGCGCGCAGGTGCCGTCCTACTCGGAACCGGAACTCGTCGCCACCAACCTCAACCTGAACCCCTCGATGGAAACGCCGGGAGGGGTCATCGAACTCCGACGCAACCTGTCGCGGAACCCGAGGATGCAGACGACCACCGGGTGGGGCGGGAACGCGGGGGCGATCCTCACCGGGACCGAGAACGGTCTGAAACTGCACTACATGGACGGCCAGCCGTCCGGCACGCTCATGTTCAACCAAGCGCAGGCGCACTGGGTCGGCATCAGCGGCAACGAGCGCGGCGTGGCGTCGATGGACATTGAAGTCCCGCCCGGCTACCCGGCAGTCACGCTCTACCTCAGCGTCGAAATGCGCGACGGCGGCGGGCAGTATCCCGGCGAAAGCGTGACGATCCAGCCTGGCGAGGTCAAGCGGCTCTACAGCGGCGTCGGCGTTCCCGGCCCGGCATCAGTGTTCCGCATCCTGGTCTACGCGGGTGCGCAGGTCGCGGGGAGCACCGAGTTCTACGCCCGCAACGCGCTCATGGAGCGGCGCTCCAATCACCTGCCGTACTTCGACGGCACGACGGAGGATTACACCACCGGCCCGTTCACCTACGCATGGGCTGGCGTCGCGGATGAAAGCGAGAGCACGCAGTCGGCACCGACCGTCAAGAACTACAGCGGGTCCGAGTTGGCCTACGTGTACCAGACGCACTCCCCGGATGCCCCGGCATCGCGAGGACAGTACGCCGTTCGCGCGGTGTCGGCAGGATCGCGGGGCGACGTGCGGGTGGGCGGCGTGACGTTCGCACCGGGCCAGATGTACACCGTCGAAGCCGACCTCTACATTCCCAAGCCGCACATCTCGCCCGACGACTCCGCCACAAGCCGACAGCGCAGGATCGTGGTGTACATCGGCGGGATGCCCACCGGCACCGTAGAAGTGTTCAGCGAGCAGGCCCCGAACACGGTGGGTTGGCATCACCTTGTCCACACGTTCGAGGTTCCCGCTGAGAGCACCGGGGCGATCCTGGGCCTCGGCTCTGCCGGTTCGGCGCAGGACACCTTCTTCGAGTCTGTCTGG